AATTTCTGAGCTGTTGTTGCAGCTGAACCATCTGCACCACTTGATAGTGATACATCACTTACAGATGTTACATCCGTAAATGTAGTTCCTGAAGCAGCTGTACCCCAGTTTGAACCGCCAGCGTTATGGTCCATCCAGTAAATGTAATTTGATGAATTGTAAATTACATCTGGATAGTAGTTAACAGAACCTTGAGGTGTTTTTGCGTCTGAAGCTTTTGATACAGCAGCAAAGGTTTCTAAAACATCACCCTTAACTCCTGTGATTGCTCCGTCTTCGTCAATAACTGCGATATGCATTTCGTCATTAGACCCACCTAATGCTGTAGCAAAAGGTGATGTACCTGGTGCTTTATCAAATAAGTCGTAATGTCTCCATCTTCGTCTTACAGCTGCACCGTTAGTTGGTACTGCATGTAAACCTGAAGAGTCACTTGCTACGAAGTGTTGAGGTTCGTCTTTTCTTACTATTGTTAAGTCATTAGTTGCGATACTAATTACTCTGTACTCGTACTGGTCACCAAAGTTTACGATATCTCCTGCACTTATGCCGGTTGCTGAAGTAACTGTAACAACAGTATCACCAACAGCCATAGCGGCGTCAGCAACAGTTGTTTTAGTAGCTTCTTCATAAACAGTAGCACTTGGACATGTTGAAATAGATAAACTGTTTCCCCACGCTCCAGCTGTTCTAGCTGCCCATAATCCGACAGAGGCTGAGCCGTCTGCGTAATTGTCCTGGTAATCAGTAGTATTTTTTATTACAAATGTACTACCACTTTCGGTAGCATTTGATACAGATGAATTCTGTACACGAACCACTCTTAAAGAATTAGAGTATGCTAAGAAGTTAGCAGCTGTAAAAAATCCCTCAAATGTTGTTGAGTTAGGTTTTCCAAACTTGCTTACTAGTTCTTGCTCGCTAGATATACTAACTATCTCATCTAACGGTCCTTGTGTCGCTTGAAAAGCAACAGCACCGATAGAAGTCGAAACAGCCGGTATAATTCTTGTAAGGTCTTTTTCCTGTACGAGAACACCTGGTGATACTTGAAATGCCATTAGGTTTCTCCTTTAATTAGCTAATTATTTTAAAATATTCAAAACTCATAAGTTTTCTTATGCCCATATTCAAAATTCAACCTTACTGATATTTATAATATACCAAAACTAGAGACCTTTATGAACAACAGGATGCCATACTGTACCATACTCATCAACCTCAGACTTTTCGTGGTCTGGTGTACCATCATCTACGAAGCCAAATGGCGCCATGTCCTGTTCAATTAAAGATTGTTGTTCCTCGTACAACATTTGTCTTGCGTTAGTATCTGTCATCTCTTTAAAAAATGGTTGATTTGATAACCAACCAAAGATAACTAAACACATCATTAAATCGTCTGTATTACCATCATCAGCCTGCCATGATTGACCTTTTCTGATAAAGGTAGACATCTCTTCAATAATATTAAAATCATTTATTAAAATCTTGTCAGATTCGATAAGGGTTTTGATGTTAGCACAACCAATTTTTTTAATTTGTTTGGTCATTTTAACACCAAATCCCGAACCTCTCCCACTAAAGCCAGCTCCCAAAATCTGGCCAGCTCTCCCTCTCTGTGTAGTCATCAACAAATTATCATACTCTAATTCAAACTGTAGAGCTTCTGCAATCTGTTGACCTAAATCGTTTGTTTCAACCAATACATGTGCATGATTAAATGCCTTACACACCTTTTCAATTGTATGTGGAAATAGTAATGGTCTAATTTCATTGTTACGAAACTTTGCAACAATCTTAAATGGCATTTGTGTTACATCTAATATAACAAATGCTGAATAATCTTTTGATACACCTCTGGCGACATCAACTGTACATACATATGTGTTACCTTTTTTAGGGTCTTCATAGACATCTAATCCTGCATTTGACTGAATAGGGTCATTGTATGCCATGTTTTTAATTTTTGCTGGACTAATAAGTGTATTTACAGAGCCTAAGAATTCACATTCAAACTCTTGTTGAAATTGCTCAGGTGAGGTGTTTCTGATTGTGGCTTCTTTCCACTTTTCATCTCTGCCTGGCACCTCTGACCAATGTACTTCAATAGGTACATAGTCATTTCTTTTATTCTCTGCGTCTGTCCATAATTTGTAAAACTGATTCATACCGTATGGTGTAGATACGATAATCATTTTTGTTTTAGTACCAGCAGATATGGTAGGATAAACAGCACTAAAAAACATCTCAGCAATATTAGCTGGTACGAAAGCAAACTCATCAAGGAAGATGATGTTATAAGAACCACCTCGAATAGCACTTGAAGATGTTGCAGCCGCCACAATGACTGACTTGTTTTCTAATTCAATGTTACCTTTGTTCCAGTTGATAACACCTTGTTGTAACCACTTTGGTAAATTTTCATATGCTAATTGTACTCTACCTAAAATATCTCTAGCAGTAGATGATTTGTTTGCTAGAATAGCAATATTAGAATTAGGATTGAAAAGAGCATAGTGAAGCAGATAAGACACAGTAGTTGTAGATTTACCACTTTGTCTAGGTAGTTTACAAATAGTGAAACGGTTGTCATGTATTGTCCTTACAATATGTCTTTGAAAATCATACATCTTGAAAGGTACTAAACCCTCATCAAGAGATACGATACGAATATAGTTCTCCATAAAATAGATAGGGTCTTTAGCACACTTTTGAAATTCTAAAATTTGTTCTTTAGTAAACTCAACAGGTGTGTTAACCTTTTTAAGATTCGGGTTACCTAGATATGCGTCACTCATCTAATATAACTCCTTCAATATGTGTGTATCCCATTTTAAGAGCTGCCTGTACTCTTTGACTACCTCTGAAAACTGAATATTCTTTTTCTGCATACGAAACATTTCCAACACCTTTTCTAGGTGTTTTTGATACTGTGTATTTTCTAACTTCTATAGGGTTTAACAAGTCCTTGCCTCTGATTAAATCTGGCAACGGCGTCATAGATTTGATATAATGGATTTTACTTAATTCCAGTATTATCTTGTTTGGTACTTGTTTCTGTGCCTTCAATAACTTCATCATCTTTCCTATTTAACATTTTTTGTAGTTCATTGGTAGAACCTACAAACAAAGCATTTTTAATATTTGTGTTAGCCGTTTTAGGTAACTCTTTTAAATCTTTTAGTTTCTTTTGCAAGTCTTGTAACTTATCTACTGTTCCTGCAACTGTAGTAATTAATTGACCTGCAACCTCATATGCTCTAGGATGTTGACCCTCTTTTGCAATATCTAATATGCCTTCGATTGCCTCATTACCTTTGTCGATAAGATTATAATAGTTATCTCTACTATTAACATAATCATTATCAATGTCATCTTTAGTTTCGTCTATTTTTCTAGGCACAGGAGCTGGTTGTTCAAACTCTTGTAAAGAAAACTTTTCTTCTTTCTTATCTATACCTAAAATTTCATTTACATTATCTTCCAATTTACTCATCTGTATCACTCGTAGGGTTGTATCGTTTACCATCATCAAAGAAACTTATAGTAGTTGTGAAACCAAAATCATCATCACCGTCAGCACTTGTTGGTTTTGGTACAACAATAATTCTTTCTTCTCTTGTTAATGGACTTTCTGTATCTGTACCAAGGTCAGCTTGTACCTCTTTAATAACTTTCTGATTTGTCATTGGTCCATACAGATATGTTTTAGCAGTAAAACTTAATGTATAAATTACTGCTCGTCTTTGTGTAAATTCACCATTGTATGTGTCTTCATAATTCACACTATTTAAAATAATTGGTACATCTCTTTTAATATTTAATTCAGGAACAACATTCATTGTTACTGTGTATTCTGGTTGAAAGAATGGTAAAATCTGTTCTATGATTTGTAAACCATTTTCAGCAGTTGCTGTAAAAGAGTATAAGTTAAAATTAATATTATATGGAACTGGTGCATAATTATATTCCATTTTCTTGCCATCTTCACCAGATTTTACTCTGATTAGTTTTTGCATTTTATTAATTTTTCGTGAAGCGTCATAAGATAAACCAGTTATCTCAAAACCCATTCTAGGTAAAGTAACTGCAACCGCTCTGTCTTCTTGTAGATTAGCTTGTTGTTCTAATCTAACTAAAAACTTTTCTTTTGGTGCATATGCTAATGGCACTCTTAATCTTTTAGTGATTGCACCTGTGCTACTAGTGTTTTGAATTATTACATTGTTAAATATTTGACCAAATGCAATAGTTAACTTTCTTAATCCTTCGTTATAAAAATGAGTTCCAAACATTATTCGTCAACCTCTCCAAATGGATTTCTTTCTGTAAAGTCAAGTATGTCATCTGCTGTACCAACTGTGTCATAACCTGCTTCAGCATTTAAATCTAAGTTACTTGCATATGGCGATTGTGTCTGTATGTTTGCCGTAACAAATGTTTCTTGCATTAATAATGCTGGTTGACCTGTAGAATAATCGTGATAATCTTCTAACATGATTGAACCTGCACCTGTTAGAACCTCTTGACCATACTCTAATGTAAACTTGTGTTGTAATTGGTCTAATGTGTATTTGTCTTCTACTGCGTCTAGTGTACCAATACCAGTATTGATTTGTTCGTTTGCATATTCCCAACGAGTAACTTTTAATTTGTAAACAGGTAAGTTTCCTAATTGATAGAATGGCTCTTGGTCTTCTACAAACTGAATTTCAAAGAATGATTTTAATAGAGGTACATAAACAATGTCGCCTTCATTTGGTCTGCCTGTGGCAGTTAATGTAGCCTTACTTGCAACATGGTCCTCAAATCTTCTCTTAGATAATACAAGTGTAGTATCATCTCTGATTTCTAATCCAAACTTGTTAATGATTTCATTTTCACCAGCAAATCCTTCAGTTGTTTCAAAGTACATCTCTAGTAGATAAGAGTCATCAAATCTTGAAGATGTATCTTCACCTAAAACTAAATCTCTATTTACAAGAGTACGAGGAAGATAGTAAATATCCTGTCCAAAAATCTTTAGACTTTCTATAATAATATCTTCGTGTAGTCTTTTCTCGGCTTGGTTTCCAATACCCCTGCCACCTTGAAAATAGTGATTTACTGCCATGATTTGTTATCCAATCATCATTGCTGGATTTAATTCAAAGGTACT